GGACTAGGTATGCAAACCGAAAGGAGACTACTCAACTCTTGTCCTAACTCTAATTGAGTAACTACGGAGGTAGTGTGATATTATTAGATACTAAAGGAATAGATAAAGATCGAGTTGATCTTAAAGCTGTGACTAAAGTTATAGAGGATTCGCTAGCGAAACAGCTAGTGATATTAAAGAGGACTAGAGATGACCACAGGTACTGTCAAGGTATCGTGCAGACTCTTGATGAACTCTTAAGTTTAATAAACCATTGACCCTATTTGAGACTGGGTGAGGTGGAGTAAGGAGAAGAAGTATGGATACAAAGAAACTAGATGCAGAGATTGAAGAGTTAGAGAACGCTCTTACCAAAGGTACCACTGAAGATGTAGAGGAGACTGAAGGGCCCTCAGAAGCCCCAGATCTTGAGACTACGGAAGCAACTACTGATGGAGCTACGGAGACTGCCGAATCTGATAAGGCACCCACTCCGGAAACTAAAGAAGAGCCTGAAGACATTAACTGGATGACTAGGTATAAAAGCCTTAGAGCTTCCACTGATGCCTACAAATATCAAACTCGACAGGAACTAGCTAGTCTGAGAGAAAGTAATCAGCTACTGAAGCAGGCTAATCAGGATCTACAGTCTAAGATTGTAGTACCTAAGGTTGACCCCTTCGCTGAAACCTTCACTCAGGAAGATAGGGACAATGTAGGAGAAGAGGCTATTGCATTGATGCAGAAAGCAGCTCAGGCAGCAGCAGATGCTAAGGTAGCTCCTATTCTTGAACAGGAGAGACTACGGCAGGCTAGAGAAGCTGATGCTAATACTAATGCTATTCGTAATGACCGGATCGAGATGCAACAGCTATTCGAGAATAAGCTTGAGACCTTGGTTCCTAATTATAAAGAGATTAACTACGACCCTAACTTCGAGACATTTATCAAAGAGGCTGACCCCGTTAACGGTGGTTCCCGTCTGCAGCACTTTAAGGCAGCAGAGGCTTCAGGTAATGTCGCAGTAGTAGCTAACTATATGAAAGAGTTCCAGCCAGTAGATAAGCTGGCAGCTAAGGTTAATCCTGAAGGCACTGGATCTAAGACTGTAGTTAAGAGTAATAAGAAAGTAATGATACCCCATAAGGAAGTCATCAAATTTTATGATGACGTATCCAAGGGATTATATAAAGGCAAGGATAAGATCGCAACTAAGCTAGAAGCTAAGTACGACAAAGCCTTTGCCGAAAATAGAATAGCAGCCTAGGTGGTAAGCCACCAGAGCTGCAGGAGAATATAAAATGGCTTTACGTGGTGGCGGTAGTGATTCGGCTTTTGGGCCAAGTGTAACTAATGAAGCGTACATCCCCCAGTTGTTTTCTAAGAAGATTCTGAAGAACTTCTATGAGATTACAGTCTTTGGTGATATCGCTAATACTGACTATAGTGGAGAGATTTCTGCTATGGGCGATAAAGTATGGATGAGAACTACTCCAGATGTAGCTATTACTGACTACCAAGTTGGTGATGATATCTCTGCGAAGTACGCTCGCCCTAAAAAGGATGCTAAGGCACTCCTGATTGACCAGGCTAAGATGTGGGCTGTACAGCTCGATGACATTGATGCCGCTCAGGTTGACATTGACCTGATGAACCTGTATGCTGGTGATGCTGCTGAGAAGATGGCTGTTGCTATTGACCAGGATGTACTGCAGTGGATCTCCACTGGTACTACTGGTACTGATGGTTCTACCTCAGATGTAGCTGCTAGTAATAAGGGCCCAGCTGCTGGTGCTATTAGTGGTAATATTGATCTTGGTGATTATACCGTTGGTACCCCTGTACCTCGTAGCTTGAATGCTACTGATGCCAGTGCTGATAATATTGTTAATGTTATCGTAGAGTGTGGCCAGGTACTTGATGAGGCTAACATCTCTCAGGAAGGACGTTACATCGTTCTGCCAGCTTGGGCTTGTTCTTTGCTCAAGATGGGTGATCTGAGACGTGCTGATATCACTGGTGATGCTACTGGTGTTATTCGTAATGGCCTGATCGGTATGGTAGATAACTTTAAGATCTATCGTTCTAATAATGTCTACGAAGATGAGACCAATGCTGGTAACTTTTACGTTCCTTTCGGTACTACCGAGGGCGTAACCTTTGCATCTCAGCTGGTTAAGTCTGATACCCTTACTCTGGAGAGTACCTTCGGAGAGGCTATGCGTGGACTGAATGTCTATGGCCGTGCAATCCCTCAGCCTACTGCTGTTGGTCTGTTGTACTGCGACAAGGCATAATCATTAAACTCTACGGCCCCCTAGGTTCTCTAGGGGGCCTTTCAAGGATTATATGAAAGTACGTAATAAGATTACAGGCGAGACCCGCCAAGCAAACTCAGATTGGCTTAAGCTCCATAAGAATTACGAAGAGTACGTAGAAGAGGTAGAAGAGGTAGATCCTAAGGTAGTATTGAAAGCAGAGCTTAAAGGACTTGGAGCCTCATTCAAAGGTAACCCCTCAGTAGATACTCTAAAGAAACTCATAGCAGAAGCTAGGGGATAGTATGAATCTTATTGAATGGCCTAGAGGATAACATATGAACTTCTTACAATTAGTCCAACAGACACGCATACTCGCAGGTACCCAGGGCACAGGCCCTAGTACCGTAGTGGGAGTAGGAGGCTATGAAGAGGCTCTGGTTAAGTTCGTACAGGATGCTTGGACTGACATTCAGAACTACAGAGAAGAGTGGAACTTCCTAAAGAGTACTGTAGTGTTTAACACAGTCATAGGTCAGGATACTTACGATAAGTTAGCTATCTTCTTGACTGCTACTCCAGAGTTTAAGAAGTTTGAGGATAACTCTTTTGTCATTGACACTGGATCCTCTAGTGCGTACCTCAATCAATTACATATCTCTGACTTAGAGCGACGATACCTCAATGAGACAGCTCAAGATCAACCCTCAGTCTTTGCTATAGACACTAATGAGGACATAGTACTCAAGAGTATACCTGATGCTATCTACACTATCACAGCTAAGTACTGGAGAAGTCCACAGGTACTCAGCTTAGATGCTGACATACCTCTTATGAACCCTAGCTATCATCAACTGATAGTCTATGAGGCTCTTAAGAAGATGGCAGTGTATCTTAGCAGCCCTGAGATATTCCAGAACTACGAGAAAGAGGCCAAGAAGATGATGGGCCAGCTGATGCGTCAAAGTAACCCAGCAAAGAAGATTAAGATATCCAGAGTTTTCGCATAATATAAGAGTGGGGCCCATATGAAATTTGCACCACAGAAGTCTAGCATAGTACAGATGCGAGGAGGTATAGATGAGAATATTGCTAGCCTTCAGCAGAAGCCAGGAACCCTTATAGACTGTACGAACTATATGATTAGTGAAGGGGGCGGTGGAGGTTATAAGTCTCTCCCAGGTTACCAAAGATATGATGGTACTGTAGACCTCGAGGATGTACAAGCTACTATCTTAACTATAGAGAACTCCTTAGTACAAGTTCAGTCTGGAGAGATAATTACAGGAGCTACAGGATCAGCTACAGCCCTAGAAGATGGAGTAGTTACAGGTACTGAGCAGACTGTAGAAGTTACAGTGGCCAGTGATACTTTTGTTCGTGGAGAGACCATCTCTGTGGTAGCTACTCCAGTTGGAGAGTATAGGAACATACGCATCATAAGTCCTACTGAGAACCATCACGCTGCTTATGATACTGCTAGAGCTACAATAGAGCCAGTAGGAGATGTAGCTTGCACAGGCCCTGTGTTAGGCTTAACCTACTTCAAAGATAATCTGTACGCCTTCCGTAGAAAGCTGAGTGATGGTACTGTTGGTATGTACCTGGCCAGTGGCACTGGTTGGACAGAGGTAGACACCTCAGCAGATCCTATTCAATACAATGTTAATAACAATTATGAATTCATAGAGTTTAACTTCTACGCTACTGCAGATAAGTTACAACTCTTCTGGATAGATCAAGTAAACCAATGCCGCTCATTCGACGGCACTACAGTTAACACTGTATCTAATTGTGGTATGACTTCGCTAGCGAATCCTGAGAGTGCCAGCATAGATGATAATGATGCCTGTGTACAGTTAAGTAAGCTAGAGGAAGGTTGGTATAATACTTTAGAATTAGAAGTAACAGTAGGTGTAGTAGCTGAAGAGGATTGGTTAACTATGACCATTGATGATGCTGCTCTACGTACCTTCTTTGATACGTATGGTGCTCGTATGATGTTCAAGGATATTAATGACGATAGTCGTCAAATACTGCCAGTGTACGTAACTGCTGGTGGTACTGATGAGATAGATATCATATTCCAAGCAGATGATGCTATCGCTGCTGATACCTATAACATACTCTTTTACTACGATGAGAATCAGCCTGAGAATACCACCGCAATATCTGCCCCCACTCCTGGAGTCACTGTTACAGTCAATTCTCTTTTGCGTAGGGACTTTACTACTGTTGTTGGTAATGATGTACCTACTCATCTAGTGGCCAGGTCTAATAGATTGTACTTAAGTTATACAGGAGGATCTCTGCAGTACTCTGTACTCGG